GGTACATCAGCCTTACGCCCAGTCCCGTGGCCAGGTCGGCCAGGTAGCGCAGCGGCGCGGCGGTGTAGGGGCTTGCCTTTGCCAGCGAGTAGATGACGCCGGGCAGGTTGTCCTTCGGTCCCCACTTGATGTAGCCGCGTCCCAGCGGCTTGCCGTCGGGTCCGCTGATGGTCATCGGCGTGGAGTCGGTGCTGTCAAACGACCATGCCACCTGCGACAGCGGGCCGTTGCTCAGCGTGCCGCAGCTCATGCCGGAGGCCATCGACTGTGCCTCGCCCTTCGACGGGTCGCGGTCGCCGAGTGAGAGCGAGCGCACCTTGCCGTTGAGTACGTCGAGCGCCACAAACCCGCGCTCCCGCAGCGAGCGGTCGAGCTGCTTGAACTCCTTGTAGGTCTTGGGCCTGTGGACGGTAATGCCTCCTTTGTTCTTCTTAACCATATTGTCGTTGTCTTTGTCTTTGTGTTGTGTTATGCCCGCAAGATAGCGTGGGAATGAATGAAATTCAAGGGCAATGGTTTTCTTTTGAAACACGAATTACTACGAATTGACCACGAATTTTTCATAAATAATTATATGAGCAATTAACGGTAATTCGTGTTAAAGAAAAATTTTCTCACGAAATGCTTGCACGGTTCAGGAATTATGCCTATCTTTGCAGCATCAAATAAGGCACAACAAGAGAGTGACGGTGTTCCCGAAAGCCCTTAAATGTGGGTGCTCCCAGTCGGACAGGGAAGCAAGGGACTGCACAACCGACGTTAAATAAATACCGGACAGTATCGGGACGAATAGGTAAATAGCCGTCACAACAGTACATAGATGGGTTGACCGCAAGGTTAACCCATCATTTTTTTTGTTGTCTATCCTACCTCGGTATGCCCGCCAGGTTGCGGTATCTCCCCCGCAGGCCGCCGCCAATCTTCGGTATGCCCTCGCCATGGAAGCGCACGCCGATAAGCAAATCATCCAGCGCGTCGGTCACGTCGGTACGCTCGCGGGGATCGCCACCCAGCGAGTCAGGGTCGGTGCTGCGAAGTTTCTCTCTCGACTTGTCCTTCTTAAACGTGCCGGGCAGGATGCCGGCGTTCTCTATGGCGGTGATGAGATAGTCGTTGCGCCCTGCCTCGCGGTTGATGCGCAGGGCGGGTGTCTGCTGGAACGACAGTACATCGTTGACAAACTGGTACTTGTCCTCCCTGAACATCGCGCCGCCCATGTCCACGTCGGTCACCTTCCATCCCAGCTGCGAGAGTTCCTGCACCACCACCTTGTCGAAGCGGTTGTCCTCGGCGCCCTCTACGGCGTATGCGGTCGATGCGCCCTGCTTGATGGTGGCGGTGAAGTAGAATACCACATTGCCGTTGCGCCGCAGGAAGGGCTTGTAGTAGTCGGTGAAATCGTGGCAGAGGGCACGCAGCTTACGCTCGTTCATCACGTAGATGCTTTTCAGGATCATCAGCGACTGGCGGCCCTCAAACTGGCGTGTCTGCCCGACAATCATGCAATTCAGGTTGGCGTTACAGTCTACCGAGATGCGCAGCGGCTCGGTATAGTCAACGTCGGTATCGAGGGCGCAGGTGTCGGCAGCCGTCTGGCACTGACCGTAGTCGATGCTCTCCGTCTCGTATTGTGTAGGCCACCGCTGCACGTCGAGCGCACGACCCTTCTGCTTCACGGTGAACTTGTCGGCTATGAGGTCGAAGGTCTCCACGTCTGAGCAGGTATAGCCATGAATGTCGATGTCGAAGTTGGAGTAGAAGCCGTCCTTTGCCGCTCCTTTCTTCTGCCCGAGTATCTGTATGCGGAACATCAGGTCGGGCAGTTCGCGCTTCATCTGCCGGATCCACGCCTCGCCGCCGAGCATGGCAGCGTTCTCCAAGGACGAGAAGTTCCAGAATGATTCCGACTGCGAGCGCAGCAGATGGAGCTGACGCAGGAAGTTGTCGTTCTGTGCCAGTTCGGCGGCCATGCGGGGGTTATGGCGCTCCAGGTATTTCAGCTCTGCCAGCATCTGGGCTATCTGCTCGTTCACCTCGCGGGTCTCGTACATCTCCTCCTTCTCCCACTCACACTGCTTTTGCGTCAGCCCCGCATCGCTGACAAACATCGTCGAGCAATATCTGTTGTTAATCTTCGGGTCGGTGCCGTAGCCCCAGCGCTTCTGCTCCGTCTTGCGCATGGCCGTCGGCATGTAGTCGCCGCGCACTGTAGGGAAGGCTTCTTCCTTCACCCTGCTCCATGGCATATACTTCGTCTCGTCACCTCGCATCCATGCGGCATTGATACCGTTACAACTACCTTTGACAGCCATTGAGATTCCCATCATCACCGCCCCGTTCTGGAAGTGGACGCAGTTCTCCCAGTTGCGTATCTTGGCCAGCGGCATCTCCCAGCGGAGTTTCGCCGGAGCCTGCCCACGGAAGTAGAATACGCCCTCCTGGAAACCCATCATGTCGTATATCTTCAGCACGTTGGGCATCGTGCGGCACATCAACTGCTTGGCACTGGCACCGAGGAAGAGTCCTATCATCCGGCGCAGCCCGAGCACGCACTTCAACGTGTCGATGCCCAGCAGCGAGGTCTTGCCGAAGCCACGGGCGGCCCGCACCTTCGTATTCTTCGAGCCGAAGTTGTAGATGTCGAGCTGCCCACGGTGCATGTATATCTTGTGCAGCCCGTCGCCCATCAGGTCGAGTACACCGCCCTCCTCGGGCTTCACCTCTTCCATATCGGGACGCATCTTGGCCTCCAGCTGATCGCTGCTCATGTTGATGTTGCTTCCGATTCGTGCCATGGCCATTGTCACTCTTGCTGTTCCTGTTCTCGTTCAGTGTGCTGTACTTCAGCAGCCATCTGCACATCGCCTCTCTCCGCCTCCATCGTGGCCACCTTCTGTTCTATCAGCTGGCGCTTCTCGTCGATATGGGCGTTATATTTGTGCATGATATCCAGCGACTGCTGGTCGGTGAGGTCGTCCTTCGTGTCGTCCACCTCGTGCGCCGAGGTAGTGATGACAGGCGGTGTGAACAGCACCTTGTTCATATCCATCTTCTCGCTCTCCGGCTTGTCCAGCCCGGCCACGTCTGACAGCAGCTTGCCGCCCTTGACCAGGGCCACGGGGTTGTCGGTCTCCAGACCGATGCGGATGGCCTGCTCGGCAGCCAGGCGCACCTTGGCCTCGCTGTCGCGTCGGGATGGCGGCGCCACATGGTCGCGCACGAACTCAAAGAGCCGCTGGTCCTTCTGTGCCGCCCGCCACGCCGACTGCACATCGGCATACTGTTTGGCACCTTGCTTCACGAGCTGCTTGAAGAGCGCGAAGGTGTCAATAAAAGGGTTCTGCTTCCACAGCCACCACACATGGTCCACACGGGCCATGCGCTCCTTGTGTCGCGCATTGACATCAAGGTCGCAGATGGGCACGCCGCTATCGAAGTGGAGCAAAGCGCCCGTCATCAGCTGCTGGGGTATAAGTGATTCCTGTGCCATAGCTTTTTAGTGAATAGTGAAAAGTAATAGTGAATCGTTGCCGTGCGTCTTCGTCCCTTGTCAGGCGATTATATCGCCGCCACGAACTGCCGCCACGCCTCGCTCCCGCTCTGGTCCTTCGTTTGCTTTCCTCTGGTGTTATACAGCGGCCCGTCGTTCCACCCCGGCACACCTGGGCACAGCTTCCCCGTCACATCATAATGCCTGACGACCCGCTCACGGGGGATGTCGTAGGCCATCATCAGATAGCGCACCAGGCGCAGCGTCCTCGCCACCACACGGTCCGACAGCGACCACCCCTCATGGTTGGGCACTGCCGCCGTTGCTCCCTTGCTGAGCGTGGAGCACATTTCGATGCTGATGGTGTTCCTGTTCGTAGCTTTGCCGTTCAGCCGAGCGCCGCCTGTCCATGGGTTGCGCTTGTCCCCAACGGCCCAGCAGTAGTAGCTCTCAATGTCGGGGTTCACCTGCACTATCGTGTTATCATCTACCACGAAGTCGGCACTCGCCGGACGCTGCAAGAACACGTCGCGGTTGGCTTTCGCCGCCCCGCTACGGCTCGTCGCCCCTGCCGTGTAGTGTATCGCGATGTAGTTTACCGTCCGCCTTGGCGTAAACGTGATATGGCTGCGGATGTACGCCGCCGTCAGCGTCACCCCAGCCAGCCGTGCCATCGTCTTCTGTCCCGCTATGCCGTCGGCAACCAAGCCCTCCGCCTGCTGGAACGCCGTCACCGCCTCCATCGTCCTGGGGCCGTAGTCGCCGTCCGCCGTCAGCTGGTAGCCCAGCTGCACCAGCAACCGCTGCAACATCTCTACTCCCCCACCCTTGCTTCCTTTCATATATACTTTTGCCATAGTCGTTATCTCGTTTTTGTGTTGTTATTTCTCGTTCAGTCCTCAGTTAAACCACCTCACCTCCGGCGCTCCCTTATATCCCTTCTCCCAAACGAACCACGCATACGCCGTTGCGCTTCCTCCTGTATGCTCAAAGTCGCCATTCATGGCACATTTCAGCCGCGCATGGCTGACCCAAATCCGTCGGGGAGGGTAATTTTCAAACAGCGCCGCCCGCCGCTTCCCTTCGAGAAACGTCAGCTTCAGAAACATCGCCACCTTCCTGCCCTCCGGGATGATGGCCAGCGCCTTCTCCACGAACTCCTGCGCAAAGGCATACGGCGGGTTGGTCACCACGTCGCCCTGCCACGCGGTGTTCTCCGGCGCGAGGAAGTCTGCCACCTCGCCATACCCACGGTCTGCCAGGTCACGGCTCGTCACCTCATACCCCGCCGCGATGAGCTGCCGCGAGATATGACCCTCGCCGCAACTCGGCTCCAGTATCGGCCCGTCAAAGTGCTCGATGCGGCAGAGCCAGTCCGTCGCCGCCGGCTCCGTGGCGTAGTAGTCCTTGTCCGCCCGCTCATGCTCGCAGTGATTGCTCGCCCCTATAGTCTTGAAAGTGGAAGCCGTGCCTCCTTTCCAGTCTCTCGCCATTTCACAACTGTGAATAATCTGTCTTCTTCGTTCTTTGCGGCGCGATTGCATCGCGCCATATAGAAAGTCGCAGCGGCCCATGCCGAGGATAACAGGCGGCACGGCCGCTGCGGTAGTTATTGTCCGAAAGATTAGTGTCTCGTCACGGTTTTAGAGACCGTCGAGCCTTTTATGGGGATGGGTCGTTGTCAGTCCCGTCGTGGGGCTATATCGCCCATCCCCGTTATTGTCGCGAGAATGCCGGGTCGTAATCACGTATCTCCCCCGTCACCGCGTCTATAAACAGCGTCTCATACACATCCCCGAACACCCACTGCACATTGCAGTCCTTCGGACCTACGGGTAGTCGGAGCGTGAGGAAGTCGCAGTCCTTGGGAATGATACCATTGTATTCCTTCAGCTTCATCAGCGCCTGCTCGGCAGAGAGTTTAATCGGCTGTTCGCTCATGTCGGCATCCTCAATCCAGACATCGTTAATAGGGTATGGAATCTGCACACCGTACTTCACGTGCGAGTT